CCCATACCGGCATACTTACGGAGCTTATGTACAGATTCTTCAATCTGCACGAAGCTCGATCGTGTACGAATGAGATCCTCCAAAAAGAGGGTCTTGCTAGCGAAGATTTTCTTTACGAGTAGTAAAGATAGTCTGTCACTAGCAGCCGAAAGGTCAATCGTAGCGATCTGGCCAGTACGGGATCCTTCCAGACACGCAATTTGATTGCGTGCCTGCGAGGATAAAGCTAAGCAACCATGTAACACATTGCAACGTTCTATAGAAGAACGAAGCGTTGTGTTTAATCCCTGTTGAAGAAACTGTTTCAACACGGGCTCCATGGTTATCGTCCTTCGAGCAACAGAGCTCTTAGCGACGCTGATAAGCTTAGCGATACCAGCAGGGGCGTCATGAATCTCATCCAAATCTTCGGTTAGCATCTTAGAACAACGATGCTGATCATCGACACTTTCAGAGATGAAAGTATCGAAACCAAATGATGAGGCGTATCTGTCATGCTTTCGCATGTCAGCTAGTACCCCTTGCCATTTCTGGTTCGGAGAATGAGACTCAGCGACGCTACCAGGACCGTGTTTCGCTTTGAGGACTCTTGGATCATAGTTGTGTAGATCCAAAAGTATCATATTCGAAACAGGAGTGAGAAAATAATCAAACGCGGGCGAATCAATCGCATCGGGAATGATATTATCGCACTCCATGAACTCATTCACAACCTTCTTATGAAGAATGTCCTCATGAGAATCGCTGTAAATGAGTTTCTTGAACATCCCTGTAATTTCTCTGTATAACTTCACAGAGTGAATACAAGGACGTGCAAGAAGCAGTCCTGTTTTAATATCGAAAACAGCACATAGCAAACCCGAGAGCAATTTCGGGAGAGCTTCCTTCCGGTTGAAACCGGTCGGACAGGTGTACTTACCGTCTGCTAACCCTCTATCGAGGGCGTTGCATAAGGTAGGAAGGGCTATGGTTAGGAATCCATAGCCTTCGTTTTCGAAACGTAACTTGATAGTACGAAGATCTCTATCAAGTCCTTTGACGCCAGGCTCCAGTCTTTCCACGTCGTGGAAGAGACAAGAGAGGAGTTCTACTGGACTTTTCATGCTTCCTCCATGAGGTAGGCATTCCAGTCCAAGCTAGCAATCCTTTCC